AATTTAGTTCCTGTATAATAACTAGGCTCAGGAGTTGTTTTGTAATCTTCTTTCTTTGTCATTTTCTAGTATTTTAATTAGTCCTTCTTGAGTGTTTAATGTTCTTGACTTCGTAGACTTTCTATATTCTTCAGGATTAAAGATTAACTTGACTTCTCTTATTAAATCTCCATCGTACTTGACTATCCATCTACTTAAATAGTGCATTTTGTTTCTTTTAAGATGTCCTAGGTAACTCATTCGCTGTATTTTTTATATAATTTTTTTATACCATCAAAGCAAGTTGATATACAAGAGCCACAATTAGTATTATTTTGATAATTTGTCATATAAATAGTATTGTAAATTTCTATCATTTTTCTTTTTGCTGCTTGATTCTTTGCTCTTCCTGTTTTTAAGTCTTCCCATATATTTAAAATCTCATCAATTATTTCTTTAGGCAAGTCATCAGGAGTTTCTATTTCTGTTGTCTTTTGCCATTTATTTTGACCGCAACCCATAGGGGCTAAACGCGCCTTGATTTTCATAAAACAGCCACAATCTTTGCAAGTTCCAGTAGGTTTAAAATAATAAATACATTCTTTACATATTGCTATCCTGTCCTCATAGACTTCATTAGGAACAAAAAACTTATTCATTTTAAAACTCTTTCAGGATAAGCAGATCCAAATTGCATTCTAAAACTATCATTTTTTTTTGGGTTATACATTTTCATTTAGATCTTTTTTAATTATTGCTTTTACTTTATGTATTGTAGTAAATAAGCTATTGCGGCTTATCTTTGTCTTAGCTGCTAATGAGTCTAATGTTTCGCCGCTATAATATAACTTAAAAATTTCTCTATCATACCAGCTGTCTAGCTTATCTAATGACTTGTCTATTTCTTCCAGTTTGTTGATTTTATAATTGTCTGCTTCTTTGTTAGGAATATTTGATATATTTTTATTATTTTCAAAATTATGTGCAACTTCATCATTACTAAAAGTTGTACTGCAATTATGACTAAAACGGTCAATATGTGTATAGTACTTTTCATATTTATAATAAAAATTACTTCTTGTGCTTGTTAAAGCTCTACGCAGAGCAACAGCTCCATACCTTGTAATTCCTAATATTCCATCTTTTTCCCAAATTGAAGATAATGTAGAAGGGTTCATCTGCAAGAAATATAACATAAGTTCCTGTACAGCTTCATTTATTTTATTCTCATCAGAAGTTAATCCGTAAGCCATTGTCCTAAACTTATCTGTTAGCTTTGATATTTCAATATATATATCAGTCATCAGTTGTTTCTAAACCATCTAATCTTGTTACAGTTTCTTGTAGCATCTGATCTAAAACGACTTTGTATGCTCTTACTACTGCTGAGTTGCTTTTAGTTTCTATTCCTGCAAAAAAACCATTTGTAGCTACTGATACATTAATTGGAATTATAACTATCCAATCGTAAAAATTATTTTCTCTGACTCCCTCTCCATACCCGTTGCTGTATTCTATTATAATATCTAAAACTTCTAAATAATTATTGTATCTAGTTTGTGTTGTTACTTCAGCTACAAACTGTTTGCACATTGTAAAATAAACTTCAACTATTGATTTGTGTTCTTCACTCGAATAGATTGGCTCATGCATACGCCAAAGATATGAAAAATGTTACTCTATTCCTTTTTCCTTTTTCAACTTTTCAACAATAGATTTGTAATAAAATATAAAATCTTCATATTCTACTCTAGAAATCTTCCATAATTGTTTAGATAATATTTCTAAACTTTCAGAAGTTCCTTTACCATATTTAACATCTAAATTCAAAGAGAATTTGTACTGCTCTCCGTATTTAAAGACATTACAGCCAGCACATTGTACTTGACAATTTTTGTTATCCCATCTCGTTGTTAGATATTTTCTACTTTGAAAATGTCCATTCTGCATTCCTTTTTTATAATGTGCTACTTTCCCACAAGTAAAGCATTCTACTAACCCCTCATCAGTAGCATCTCTAAGCCTTATATAAAGACTAAACCATTTGTCTAACTCTTTTTTAAGTTTGCTAATTGATTTCATAATTTATATGATCTTAATTAAATCAGCAACTGTTTTCCAATCCTGATTTGAGCAAGTGTTTTGATTTCTATATAATTCTCTTAATGATTTTAAAGCATCATCTACTCTATGCTTCTTTGTTTTAATAGATTTTTTTATATTTATAGGTAGTCTATCGGTTAAATCCCACTCAATAACATTCCTACCAGTAATACTACATTTCTTTTCTCCTTTTTCATATATAACTCCTAAATCTCTAAGCTCTGTAAACCTAGAACTAACTCCAAATACTCCAAATGTAGTTTTGGCATTTCTTATTGCTTCAGAAGAAGTGCATGGTGCAGTAGATAATAATGCTTCATAAACCTCTAATCTTCTTTTACTTAACAATCCCTCTTGTTTAATTTTGTTGTAGCAATCTATTGATGTTTGTCTTGTATTCATTTTAATAGTTTTAATGGTGGCTGATAATATGGTACATTGTTTTGTTTTAATGTTTCTGTTTGATAAGTAGCATAATCAATAACTTTTTTATGAGCATGAGTCCATTTGTAAAAAGTTCGAATATTTAAAAATGGATCATCATTTCCAAACCTAACACCTATTCGAAAAGCATCTTTTATTTGATTAAATGTCATATTACCGAATCTTTTTTCTTGTATTAAATCTGTTGCAAATATTTTACTTAAAGTAGCTAAAGTCTTTGCATCTGTTCTATGACCTATTTCAACTGAAGTTAAAGCAATTAAGTCTAATACCTTTTCAGTTAATTCTTGTAAATTTTCTTGTTTTAATGCTTTCATAATTTTATTTATTTATAAATCCTGTTTTTGCTAATATATCCAAATTTACAATTTTAACTTTATCTATGTAATAAGCATTTTTTTTATCTATTTTATTTATTAACATAGAATATTTGATAACATCTAAAATAGGAAAATCTATACAATCATATTGTCTTGCAAATATAAATTGATTAATTATCTTATTATATTTTGTAAATTTAGAATTACTTCTATGATATTCGAATTCAATATTACAATAAACTAATTCTCCTTTTTCAATATTATCTATTTTCATAATAATTTTTTAGCTTGTTCGTATTGACAAATTTGAGAATCAAGTTTACTCATTGTTGGCTTTTTATAATCTCGCTTTTCCCAAGTTATAATAGCTTGTTTCCAATCTTTCATTTTATTTTTACCTATCATCCAACCTTTTGATTCATAAAAACTAATAAATGCTTCTGCATCTATATTATTTTTACGTAAAATACAATAGTCTTTAACTTCAAAAATTGTTGGCTTTAAAAAGTATTTATTTATTATTTTTATTTCTTTATTCTTATTAATAGTTATATATTTTTTAGAGGACAAGTTGTTTAAATTTTGTATAACTTGTTCTTCATTTATTTTAAAATATTGTTTAGCTGGAATACCTTTTCTTTTGACTTCTATATAACCTGCTTCTTTAAGAATTTTTATACATTTTCTTTGATTATATGCATTTAATGTAGTATCTTTTTCTATATTAACTTCAGTATTGAAGAACCAACCATCAGTCATACCATTTGCTATAAAATATTCTTCTTTACTTATTAAGTCTGAAAGTAATATTGCTGACTTCAATCCAATTTCTTTAGCTAATTTTTTATTTAAAATAATAAAAGCCGTACTACTTAAAAGATTTTTCATATAATATCTATTTTATAATGGTAATTTATCATAGCTAATTTAATATTTTCAATTTGATTTGAAAAATCAAAGTATGTTGTATGTATAGTACATTTAGCTTGACCACTTTCTACAATTAATTTTATATCAGAATTTCTTGATTCATAAACTTTATTTTGTAATAAAAAGTTTTTCATATTTTTACCATTTATAAATATATCTTTTTCACCATTAATATTTTTATATTTTTTATAAACTTTTACAAAAGTATTTCTATAAATTTGACAAGATTTGAAATTTTTATCATGACATCTTACATAATGATATGTAGATGCTCTATCTCTATTAAGTACTTTAGCAATAACATTTCTATTAATCTTTTCTTCAATTAATCCTATATATCCTGCAACTGATCTAGCACTTTGTAATTTTCTTTTTCTATCCTTAAAAGATAAACAACCCTCAGGCAGCCCCATTACATTTGTAGTGAGGCTGCAAATAGCTTTAAAATTTAATTCTTCAGTCATATTAAAATGGTAGGTTTTTATCATCATCAAAAGTAACTATATCTTCATCTGATAATTCATTATTACTATTTATTGTAAAATGATAGCCGTCTATATTATGATAGTACTTACCATTATATTCTCTTGAGTAAATATTACAAAGAATAGTCATATCCATACCAACTTTTAAGTCTCTTAATTTTTTAACTTTATCTCCAAAAGCACTTACACAAACTAAATTATTAAAATCATCTTCAGTTTTAATAACTAGACTTTGCTTACTCCATTCTTTTCCTGCTTTACTAATACCAGTTTCAACTTCTAGTATTTTTTCAATTTTTCCTTTTAGTTCCATTTTTATTTATTTATTTAATTAATATTTCTTTTTAAAATCTTCTGACTCATCTTCTCCAAATACTCCCAATTCATAGAAACCTGTTAGTTTCAAAACTGCTCGACTCATGGCTCTTTTCTCTGCCATCTCCATGACATACCAAGTATTGCAGTTGCCATCTTTAAAGCCCTCTCCTTTTAAAGCAGATCCAAATGTTTGTATTTTAATTTCCTCATTTTCTTTATAGCCATAAGCTTTAACTACACAAAAATCTCTTTCGCAATTAATAACTTCATAGTCTATTGTTATACCCTCTAAAGCCTGTATCTTATCAATTCCAGATCTTGTAATTATTATATAATGCTGATGCTTAAATACATCATCTTTTGTTAAATTGTAGTATTCGTATTTTTGTTTTATTAGTTCTGTTTTCATATTTATTTATTTAATTATTAAAAATTTTGTATTATAAAACTTTCTGTGCCTACTTCTATTAATTGTGTATTATTTCTTATTTCATCAAAATCAGGATATTCTTCTATATCATAATTTTGGTGAAACTCATTCAAGTCATCATACTCTGTATATTCACAGCATAAAGCTATTGGATCAAATTCTATTTGCTCCCCTGTGCTTTCTTCATATTCCTCTAGGTAGTCAAATAAAGATTGCAAACCTACCCTACTAAAATTATGAGGTCTATGTTCTTCAAACCATCTGCTGAACTCGTAAAAATTTACATTTGTTTTCATTTTGTTTTTATGTGTTTTATTAATTGTTTTTTTATGTATTTTAAATGTTCTGTATCAATCCATTCTAAGAAATTATAAGAATCAAAACAGATTTGAAAGTCCTGACCATATTCATCTGTACCCCTTAAATATACTTCATTTTCGCAAGCTTGAAATGTATTAATATCATTCATTCTTTTGTGTATCAAATTATTATTTTCCATTTTATTTATTGTTTTTATTTTTACCTAGATTAAATATTGCTCTTATTATTGGAGCTACTTCATCATCTTCAACTTGCTCTGCATTAAAGCAGTCATTACAAATTTCTTCATAATCAAAATTACTATCTAAGTCTTCTCCGCAAAAATTACATTTTGAGTTAGTTCCATTCCAGTTAATAGGATTGTGGCTGTCTTGTGAGATATAAGTGTCCATTAATAGTTAAGTTTTATGTGTAACAAAATAGAAGCTACAAAGATTAGTATTGAGAAAGTATAAAGAAACCATAAAGGTAATCTATCTAGTAAATTCTTAGATAAATTTTCTATTTTATAATTTTTAAAATCATTTTTAAATATGAAGTTAGCTAACTCTTGAGCATTAAAAATATGGGTTATTTTTGTTTTTTTATTGGTTATTTTATAATTACAACCAGCTGTTACATTAAGTGTTTTCAATTTAGTTCTATTTTAGTTAATATGAGATAAATATACAAATAAAACACCAATACATATAGTTGTTTACAGTATTATTTACAAAGTTATTAACATCACTAGATAAAAAAATTATATACTAAATAGTAAAACTATTATAATAATTACTAAATAAAAGGCAAATAACTTTAAAGAATCGTATTTATATAAATTTTTCATTATAAATCCATTAAAAGATTAATTGGCAGTGTACCATTATTTAAGACTACTGAACAACCGATAGCTTGTCTTTTAAAGTTTCTGGCGTAAGCTGCTGCATAAGTAGAACTATCCACTCCGCAGCCAACTTGCATACCGAATACTCTAAAACGCTTTCCAACGAACCATTTACAATAAGCTTCTGTATGGGTATGACCGCAAACACTAGACATCAGGTTATTCTTTGCCTTAGCTTGTGCTTGACCTCCCTCTCCATGCTCGTAAAGTACATCATCATATACTACTGACTCTACCCAGTTCCAATTAGGAGTTCCTAATACTTCATTATATGACTTAATCCATGCTTTAGGAATACCGCCTGAAAAACTTTTACGACTCGCAAGTCTATCATGATTTCCTATGCAAACATCTGCATATTCAAACGCCTTATACCATTTAGCAACTTTTTCTATTGTCTTTTCAAGTTCCAGCCCAGCTGACATTCCATCAGGATCAGGCTCATGGTAGCTAAATGCATGATTATCAAGTATATCGCCTATGAAAATTACCTGATTGCAATTATATATTTCGTATTGCTCTTGACAAAATTCTAAGTAACCATCTAGACAAAATGGTTCGTGCAAGTCGCCAACAACTAGAATATTCCTAGTGTCAGCTTCTCGCATCTTTTTGAGTGCCGCTATTTCATGCGACTTTAATCTAAATCTATTTGTTTGACTTTCCAAAATCAGCTAATGATTGCCCGCCTAGCATAGCAATTAGACTCCAAAATATTTGATTAACAGATGTTTCATCTACATCTAAAGCCTTTGCAATTAAAGGAACAACAATTGATGAAATTCCTAACCATACTTTTTTTGAACCTAAAAGCTGTGTAATAATGTAATTTTTCATGTTATTTGTTTTTGATTATTAAATTAATATTCTCACCTCCCAAATGTATTATTTCTTTCATTAACAAAGACATAGCTAAAGAAGAATTATGAACAATATTGTGTTGGCTTCCCTGTCCTACTAGGATGCATCCCCTTGTATCTTTAGCTGTATTTCCTTTATGAAATAATATAAATGATCGGTCTTTAACGTCTTTAACTAAAAGGTGCAAGTAATCTCTAGTTGCACTTTCTCTTGGGTATCTCATTCTTACTTTATATTCTCCAGTAGGTATGCAAGATACACTTCTTTGATTATCTCTATAAGGAAGTTCTAAGGTATCACAAAATCTTTCTCCATTCACGAAAAGCTCTCCGATAGTACTTTCATCTGAAAAAGCATCTCTAAGGATTAAAAGATTAACGCCCTTGACCTCTGTATTTTTTAGTGTAGGCATTTTGACCTCTTGAAGCGTTTTTGGAGTGTGTACCCTTTCGCTTACGTTTAATGCTCTTAAAAGAGCTTGAAATAGCTTTACGAGCCATTTATTTATTATCTTCAAATTTAAAAAATTTATATATAGTAAAAGCTATTGAAA